AAAAAAAAGAGCAATGGCAAAGAAAATTATCAGACATTCATATATACCAGATACGAGTGTTTACCAGAGCTCACTAGAAATAGAGGAGACTAATCAAAATAATAACAATAGTCAGACCCCTCAACCAGAAATCACAGAAGAAGAAGAGGATAAACTTGATTCCACAGTCTCTCTTATCAACAATAGGTTTCACTTGGATGAGTCGGTAATGATTGTTTATGACCCGATTAAAGACGATCTAATTATATCCGCTAGGGAAGGTAACTCTGGAGGTGGATCTAATTCTCAGGTTATGCAAGAGTTGGCTAAGAAGTTAAACATAGATGGTACTAACATGAACATGGCGGTATTTTCTTCATTCCTAGCTAACAAAGACTTTACAAATGTTGATCTATCTTACCTTAAAAATATCCTTGAGTTAAATCTATTAGCTAAGAAGGACGGTTCAGATATTGACATTGAAAAAATTAAAGAGAGATTGGGGGTTATAAATAATTCTCAACCTTCGGGAGTAACGAGAGATGAGCTTTTAGATGCAATCAGAAGCCTAGCAAGTAAAAGTGGTTATGATATTGATGTAGAAGTTTTAAGAAATAGACTTGGAATAGATACCACAGTTTTAGCTAAGGTTGATGCAAGTAATATTAGCGTAGATACTTGGAGATTCGTCTTAGGTATATCAGATGACTCACTAAATTCACTAATCACAAACTTTCAAGAACTAAAGAATAACTACAGCTCAGGAGAGGGAATAAACATAACATCATGGGCTACTAAATTAAGGTACGCTGATGGTGAGGCTTTTAACAAACTTAAGGATACCGCAGAGGGGGTTAATGTAGATAATTGGAGAAGCAAACTAAATATCCCAGACACAACTAACCTGACTGATAGAAATGACCTAAATACACTCAAAGGGGAAATTCAATTAGACTTAAGACAGAAAGCCGGAGTTAATGGTGAAAATATCTCAGTTACGCTCTGGAAGGATAAGCTGGGTATTTCTGACATTGATAAACTAGCTAATAAGGATGCATCAGATATAGACGTTGAAGCGCTTAAGAGGAGGTTAAATCTAGGTCTTGAGGAGTTAGCTAAGAAAGATGGAACTGATATTGATGCTGAAAAGTTAAAAGAAAGATTAGGATTAAATGAGCTTAAACAAAATGCAGAGGGGATTAATGTAACTAAGTGGAAAGAGGTTTTAAATGTAACGTCAGCACCACCAGCAGCAGATCTTAATCCAATTCTTAAAGCAACTTCTAGTGAGATCGATGTAAATGCTTGGAAGATTAAACTTGGTGTCACTACTTCTGAAATAAAAGAGCAGGCAGGTATAGAGGGAGTTCTCAAAGCTACTTCTTTAGATATCGATGTTGCCGCTTGGAAAAAGTTACTCTCTGAAGATACAGTTTCGGGAGATGATTTCGAATGATAAACTTAGAGAGAAATGGCAGAGAATAAAATAAAATATAAATTAATAAAGAAATCGGGAACATCGCCAGTAGCAGGAAGTACAGGAAATGACCCGCATACAATATACATACATCAAACCTCAGAAACAGAAGCTAAATCCTTAATAACAGACTCAAAAGGTAAGGCTATAGCTCTAGGAGGAGGGAGTTCAAGTGTTAGTTCATTAAAAGATATACTAGCTGAAGGAGACTATGCAGGTAGACCAGTTCAATTCTTTTATAGTACAGCTGATCCAAAGAAAGGGAGTAACGCAGCCGCTATTGGAGCTTACTACCCATCATACGACTTTGGATTTGGTACTTATAGTGAAGGGAATGTAAAAGCTAGAACAAATACTTACAACACATGGGTAGGATGGTCGGCTGCGGCTTCACTAACAGCAGGTAAAAACAATACTTACATAGGAGCTTTTGCAGGAAATAAACAAGTAACTGGAAATAATAACACAATCATAGGTTACAACTCTGGGACTAATTTAACAGAGGGTACATCCTTAACGATTATTGGAGCAGAAGCAGGTAATGGACTACACCCAAATGCTAGAAAAGGAAAAGATGATATAACTAACATTTCGCCTATATTTGAATCTTATCTTACAGGGGGACAAAAATGGGCAGCTACAGATTTATTCAACTTTAACGCGCAGGATAACACAATATCAGCCAATGCAGCATCAATCTTAATCGGTTCCAAAGCTCTACTAACCACAAACGGGACTAGGGTAGTTGGAAGTATTTATATAGGTTGTGCTTCAGGAGCTACTACACAATACAGGGGTTATAATAACTTAGTACTCGGGAACTTCAACTATACAGCTAGAGGGGTAACCAATATGGCCAACTCTGTGATTATAGGGCAGCATATCAATATACCCGCTGGATCTCAAGATGGATTACTAGCTATACATAACTCAAAAACAACAAGAACCGACATTTCACAGAGTTTGATCTATGGTAACTTCAATGATAGATTCCTAACGATCAACGGTAAGCTTAACTTAAGTACAACATACACACTAGACCTTGCAGATACATCCAGAGCTAAAGTAATGGTAATGAATCATGATGGGTCTGTGAATGTGGTACCAATGGATGCTGTAGGTGAAAAGACTGCCCCAGCTCCAGTTCCAAATGCGGTAAATAAATTAGCAGCTAAGAAGTTATCATTTGTAGGAGACTCTATAACAAACTATGGAGATACATCAACAGAATACAAAACTGCTACTGGCTATACTTTCAATGATACATGGGTAGGTCAGTTATTACAACTTACAGGAGGAACTAAAGGAAGTATAGATGCTATTTCTGGTACAACAATGCAGGCTACCAAATTAACTGATGGGTCTTACTATAATGTTACTTTAGGTAGAACTGAATTATTAGCAGAGGATAGCGACTACATCTTCATCTTAATAGGAGCGAATGACCTTAGAAATGATGGAGTTGAAGGTCACAGTAATAACTTAGGGACTATTAAGCCAAAAGGAAGTCTAGGAACCTGGGATAACAACAACACTAATTTCAGAGAGTTCACAGGAGCATATCAATTATACCTAGAGAAGCTGCTTAAGAGACATGCTAAGGCAGAGGTGGTTCTTCTTACTCCATTAAAAGCATTTAATAAAGGTGCAGAGACAGACATAAGCGCAGTCGTAGATAAGTATGCAGATAGGGTAATTGAAATAGCGAAACTCTACGGACTTAAATATATAGATACAAGAGAGGTAGGATTTACAAACTTCAACCACCAATTATACTATTCAGATGGACTTCACCCTAATAAAGCTGGTCATAGAAAGTTAGCTAGATTTATTACAGAGAAGATTTTAGAGTTTGGAGTAGTTTCAGGTGGAGGTGCTGCAGTAGATGGATATTCTAAAGCTCAAGTTGATAGCAAAATAGAGAATATCGTAATAGGAATAAATAACCTAGCAAAAGGAACAGCTACACCTATGTTCTCGGCTAACTCAGCTAAATCTGGAACAGCACAAGTTTTATCGGATGTTACAGGCTACTTTGTTAGATATACACCAGCTTCAGATACACCAGTTGGAGTTTACGGATTCAATATGGGTAATTTAGAGAAGATACCAGATACTAACAAAGGTGGTTACTCTATATCAATGGACTTTAGACACTCTCACACAAGCAGTATAACAATCTGGGGTCAAAATGTACCGCCTAATGTTTGGACTAGACTTAAGAGAGAGAATTGGACTAATGATACAGATTGGAGTGGATTTAATGCGAATGTACCAGGACTAGCTATAGATGTTAGAAAGTATAAGATTGAAAGAGGGACGAAAGCTACTGAATGGCAACCACATGTTTCTGAAATAAAATTAGGAGTAGATGATTATGTAATTGACAGCTGGTTCCCTTGGGGTAATAATTTAGATATTTCAAGATTAGGAGCAACAGAGCCAGATGTACAAACTGTACTAATCAGAAACATACCGAATATAGATAACATTTTAGAGGTTCAAGAGTTCACTGTAGTATACGATAACAACACTATAGTAAGAACGGCAAACCCTCAAGATGCATTAATTCAAAAGAACGGAGTGAACCACCTTAGATTACCAGAGAAGGCTAATGTATTTTCTGCAAGAGGTGTCAATCCAAAGAGAGTGTACATAAAGGCAATTCTAAAGTAAGAAGATGATAGCAATTAGATCAAACAAAGAACTATTTTTCGGTGAGGCTAAGTCAGGATTTATAAGAATGGAGATAGAGGAGATTATAAATAGACCCTCTACCCAAACTTATACCCTTAGAATTGTCGATACGTGTTTTAAAGAGATAGAAGAAGAAGTAGAAGTTTGGAATGAGACTGAGGGAGTAATGAAAACAGAGAAGATTAAGGATGAACGTATACAAGGACATAAAACTCGTTACGTTAGCTATTCTTATGATCAGGTTAAAATACTCGCTGAAGTTCTTAAAATAAATAAATCTAAATTCCCGTCTGAAGTAGAGTACATTAACGAGCTTTTCAAATTAGGGCTACTTATCGTTACGCAAAAAGAGTGTAAGGAGAGTTTAGCTGGATATGAAAACAAAGGGATGTATTTAAGTGAAGCAACAGACTGGGAACTAGAGAAATAACCCAGACTCCTCCAAAAATAGTATAATAAAATAACAGATAGGCATGCCGTTAAATAATTTTTCACATAACTACCGTCCATCGCCGACTCCACAACAACCTCAAGTACCACAACAGCCTCAACAGCCGAGTGTACCGGGGAGAGTGGATAACGACAATAAGGACTCAGTAGTTTCATTAAAGAACAATAGATTCCACCTTGATGAGTCTGTTATGATCGTCTACAACCCAACAAAAGATGATCTAGAAATAAAGGCAAGAACAGGGGGAATTCAAACTATAAGTCCTTCAGTTAATCTAGTAGCAGGTAAAGCTGACGTAGATCCAAGCAAAGAGGGTGTATATTATAAGAGAGTAGCAGATAAGGTAGAGGAAGTATATGTAGTTAAGGAAGGAGTTATTTATACACTTAGCATCCCAACTACAGATAATAACACTCCACAGCCAGTTCCTACTCCACAACCAAATGTACCACCAACACCACAGCCACAACAACCAACAGAAAAGAAGGAAGTAGAGCTTATTACATCAGAGTCACAGGTTATTCTTGCTGATACTGGTGATAAGGTATATTTCCTACTAGATGCAGTTTCACATTCGATTAAGAAGATTATAGCTGTATTAGGCGGACATAGATTTGATCATACACTAGCTGCACCAGAACCACCAAAGGAGACTGTGTTTATAGTGAATAGTAAAGATGAAATCGACAGAGCTAAGGACGGTACATATTACGTTAAAAATGCACAGGGAGATTTGACCGAGATATATGTAGTAAAGAACACTCAGCTTATCACATTTAAACCATCAACAATAACTAACCAAAGAATCGGAACATGGAGTATATAGTTAGCGAATTACCAAGTGTACTAGAACCAAGCTCAACTTATTTCGTTCAGTTACCAGAAGCAGGGGTTTTCAATATGTATGTAACCGATTCAACAGGTAGGGGCATACCACTAGGAACCATTGAAAGAGCTTATAAGGTAAAGAACAATTTGGGTCAACCTAGTAACGAACAAATTTTTAAAATAACGATTGACTTAGAAGAAGGAATAACAGAACTACCTGAAAAGTGGCTTCCTAATTTCCGTTCTATAAACCCAATCAACTACACAAATATCAAATTACCAAACTCACTAGTAAATCTTAAAGACTACTCACTTGAAGGATACCCACTTACTAGATTCGAATTTCCAAATACATGGGCACAAGAAACTAGAACTTACGGGAAACATCTATTCAAAGGGTCAGCGATTTCAGAAGTACCTAGAGAGTTAGAAGGTAAACTTACAGGGGGAATGTTCATGGATAGTAAGGTGAGAATGATCCCTGCTAACACAACAGATTTCCCTAAGAATGTATTTAAAGGAGCTGAGATTACTGAAATTAGAGATGTAGCAGGAAGTTGGCATCCAGGAAGTGTGTCTCTACATCAAGGAGCATTCCACGGTAAATTCCCAGTAACAAGCATTCAAAGTGAGATTTCTATAGCAAGTTGGGAGGGAGGTTCTATTTATGCAGATATTGATACGTTTGACTTAAATAGATACTCTTCATTAAACACAACTTCACAAGCTATTTCACCGTTTGTATCAGGAAGTAAAGTTAAGAGATATGTTACAAGTACTACAGCTAACTCCTATACAGACGAACAAACAAAAGGAGCAGAGATTGAATTACTAGATTTAAGCGGTTCTCATTCAATTAACTTAGAGACAGCTCAGACTAAACCAGCTCTACAAAACGTTAAGAAGATTAAATTCCCAACTACAACAACGGAGTATCCAGACTTTAGTTCAGTAGCGAATTTTAACTCAGGACTTATTTATGATGTTGAGAAGAGTGATTTAAAGAGAATTACAAAGATAGATACTAATAACGGTAGATTTGATTTTACAGGAAGCTTAGAATTGCCATCTACATTCCCAGGAGTTAAATTAAGTAATTACGGTAAAGTAACTGAAATCACCTTTACTAATAAATCTCAGGTAGAAAAGTTACTTCAAAATAATAATGGAGTTTTAACCGCTCAAGAGGATCCAGATAGTGTACTTGAGAGAATTAATATCAAAGCTTCAGGAACTTCAACAGACGCTACAGACCTTAATTTGTTCTTAAAAGTAGCAGACGTATTACAATCTCCAAGTGAGTTATTTAGTAAGGTTAAGAAGATTTCTGGAGAGTTGGTTGTAAATAGTAATACAGGAGGCAGTGCTGATTATTCAACTAGAGATACTCCATTAAGCAGCGATGTTAATATCGATGGACTTAAATTCAAAGTTAAGGACAATAGCGTCTCTGTAAGTAGTTATACAGGATTAGTTAAGTTCTTCCAGAGAGAGGATAATATTGGAAAATTAATAGATGCTTCTGAAGTAGGTGGAAAGATAATGTTTGGTGCGGGAGGATCCCAAGCTAATATGCCAAACCCACAGATGAGTGATGAACTTTTGAAGGAATTAAACAACTCTACTACTATCACTGAGGTAAGTGTATTGCCGATTTCTCTTGGAGGTGAGGATGTAAGTTCACAGTCCGCAGTCCTAGGTTCACTATTAAAAGGACTAGAGTATACCAAACTAACTGTAGATATAAATGGAAACTACAATGGAAAAGCAGCAGATAAGCAGTTCTATTCGGTTTTAAGTAACATGTCTACTGATGGTGGTAGTTCAAGTTATTATGGAAGCAATAGTGACCCTAAGCTTAAAATAGATACACTTAGCGACCATACTTGTACGTTAAATCAATTCAAGAACTTCCTTAATATATTCCCAGAGTCTAATAGTGAGGGGCAACGTCAACAGCACTCAACGACTATTCAAGCGGGAAGATTAAGATCTAAGGAGTCTATAGATGGTACTAAGAATAACTTAATGCCGATTAGCTCTATTAACCTTAAATTACCTGACTATACTGGAATTGAGAATTTAGCATTAAAAGATAACGATGATTGGAGTCAGTTAACTTCTATAGATATTACTTCAGGTTACAATTCAGATTACAACAGTTTATTTGATTACCTATCTGGAACACTAGCTAACCTTAATTCAATATCCTTAAAGGTAGATTCAACTAAAACAAAAAGTCAATATAATCCATCTGATGACTGTTCAATTCTTAAAGTTAAACTACCATCTTGGGTTACTTCAGATAAGATTGGAGAGATTGGATTTGTTGGTGCAACTACTGAGGGGAAAATGGAGCTTACTCTAGAATATCCAGGAGTGCTTGAGTTCTCTAAATTTAAGTTCAAAGAGAATGATGGAAACGTTATTAAAGTACCTTCTGACCAAGTTGAGAATTATAAAGCTGATTCTGGATGGTCTACGATGGCTAACAAAATACAAGCAATCTAAAATGATAAAGAGATTAATAAGTGGACCAATAGCTTTACTTGCATCGATGATTATAGCTACAATACTTTTACCTGTAGGATTTATTTACACTATAGGGAAGTATGCTAAGGAATGTAAGGTTAATCCGTTTCTAACCATGCTTAAGAATTTTGGACTCAGTATACTTTTCGTGATATCTTATTTATGCATGAGAGTAGCTGTAGCCATAGATATCTTAGGTAATGTAATAGCAGGGGAATTCCTAGAAGACTTTATAACCTCTAAGGAAGACACCCTATTTTCAAAACCCGACATCACTATCTCATCTTCAACAGGTGCTTTAGAGGTAGAGGGAGAATTGAATAAGACTGGTACTTGGTTCTCTAAAATATTAAGTAAAGTTCTAGGTGAAGATAACCACGCTATACTCTCTTACGCTCACTATTTAGAGTCAAAGAAGTTAGATGATAGAATTGAAAACTTAACTAGAGAAGAATTGATAGAACTAGTTAAAAATTTGAAAAACGAAAATTAAACCCAGAAGTACAATGAAGAGAAAGATTTCGTTTAAAGGGAGTAAATACTTCGCAGAATTGATCGATAATACTAAGAAATCAGACGGAGGTAATATCACGATCAAAACACTAGAGGGTAGAGTCGAAGCTGAGGGACTTAAGTATTTTAATTGGTACTTTGACGGTAATCTTTCAGTAATAGAGTATAATGGTCTTCCTAAACTTTATAAAGAGGGAATACCACACCAAATGACTCTAGAACTCTGGGATAGTAAATTAGCTAAGGTAACTGACCCGAGAGAGGCTTTAGATGTATTCTTAGGTTATTCTCCAACACGTGAGCCAGAAGGATTAAATGCACGTTACGAGGATAGACAAAGGCTCATCAGACAGCTTGACAAGGGTATGGACTTAGAAGATATTAAAGCTGACAATATAGAGAGGGAGAAGAAAGAGGAAGAAGCTAAACAAATGGAGGAACAACAGCAACAAGGTCCGCCAGAAGGAGAAGAAGGTTACCCTGAAGAAGAAAATTACGAAGGGGAGATGCCGCCACAGGGAGAAGGAGAGGAACAGCCATCAGAAGGAGAAGAGACAAGACCACAATCACTATATTTGAAAAGGGTTGATAGCATAGGAGATGGCAGAGAACTTTTCGAGTATCCAGACGGGGCACAAATCATACTAGGGCCAGAGACATTTGTTCCAGTTGTAAATTATAATAACCAATCCTCAAATATAAAACCTAATCATAACAGCTTAATTAAAGAACTCAGAAAAATCTATAAGGATGCAGACTTCACTTTCACGAGCTTGTTTGATATTAATGCAATAGAGGTAAGAGGAGAGTCTGTAGCAGATTATCAAGAGGAAATTTTAGAAACAATAGAGGAACTAGATCCGGGGTTAGAACCATACGTATCGACACTATTAACGGACGTACTGGTTATCCGCCTGACAAATGATGTTCTTGAGTTTTAAAGTAAATAACAATAGTGACAGCCTGGGGTTCGCCCCGAGTTGTCCTGCTTATAAATGAATGAGAGACCATGGGAATATCAAACCACCCAGCAAGAAGTAAGAAGCCCGAAGATCAAAATTTAACAGATGAAGAACTAAGGGCTAAATATGGAGGATGGCTAAATGACCCTTTCTCTAACGATGATGTAACAAATGATATGAAGGCATTAGCTAAGATACTCGGTTACAGAAAACTACCACCTAAGATTAGTACCTATTTAATGGACAATGACTACTTGGGGCTTAAAGAAACAGGAATGTCAGGTAAGGCTTTATACCCAGCGTGGATGCCAGTACTTGAAGATATATTCCCAACGAGATTACACATTGGACACCCTATAGTTACACTTTCATGTGCCTTAGGTTGCGGGAAGTCTACAGTTTCAACTATTATGATGTCGTATGTAGAGTGTAGAATAAACCACTTAGATAACCAAGATTTTATAAGGGGGATGACTGGTAAGGAGATGGTTATGGGCCTGGTTCACACAAAGATGGAGAAAACGATATCCGACTTTAAAGAACCACTAGCAACTATCAAAGAACAATCACCTTACTGGAAATCTGGAATGGTATCGCACAATATACTAGACTACAAGATTGGTGGGGAGAGAAACATTAAATCAATTCTAGGGGGTGACCTTATCTGTGCAGTACTTTCGGAGGTAAACTTCTGGGACAATTACGCTAGAGCTAAAGGTGCCATTGAATCACTAATAGGAAGGGTTACCGGGCGTTTTGGTCATGTTAGAAAATACTTCACTTTAATTGTACTCGACTCATCACCATCAGAATCAGGAGTATCAGTAGTTAACGACTTTCTATCCACAAACCCTGATATTTATAATGTAGAGATGAGTGAGTGGAAAGCTAAGGAACATTTACCAGGGAGATACTTTGTTGAGGGAGAGTTTTATGTTTACTGCGGAGACCAGATGAATGATCCTTTTGTGTTTCCAGATAGCTTTAAACCGGAGAACCTTGACCCTAAATTCGATAAAGATAAAGTCATAAGAGTACCAGAAGAGCTTAGAGTACCTTTCATGAATAACACCGCAAAAGCTTTAAGAGACCACGCAGGAGTTACACATGAGCTTGGAGGAGGATATTTCTTTAAGGATAAATCTAAGTTATCTCAAGTATTCAACCTTCCGCATTTAAATAAAGATGTAATAGAGGTGGATTTTTATGATAATGAGGACAGGATATATTCACAACTTGACACCTCACTATCTAGAATACCAAAAAATAAAGTAGTATATGTAGGACTCGACTTAGCAACTTCAAACGACTTAGCGGGTATAGCGATTGGATATTTTGATGAGTATATTTATCCTTTCCCTAATAACCCTAAGATGAAAGAGCCTACATTTATAATCAATACAGTATGCGGGATAGGAAGAAAGCCAGGACAGGAAACTTCACTCGCTAAAATAAAAGACCTGATAATGGAGCTAAATAAGAACTATGAGATTGGAGGAGTAAGTTGTGACCAGTTTCAAAGTAAGCTCTTAATGCAGGAATTAGAACACTTAAAGATACCGACAAAATACATTTCACTAGACAGAACAGATGTAGGGTATAACAACTTAAAGAACACAATTTACACTAACAGAATAAAGATACCAAGCTCTAAGTGGCTGAAGAATGAACTAACCTACTTACAATATATAGACGGGAAGATAGACCACATCTCTAACGCTAATTCAGGAGGTTCAACAGTAGCTGGAGGTGGTAAATTTAGTAAAGACCTTGCTGATGCCGTTGCTTCTTGTCTTCTTAATATGTCAGAGGATTTGGAACATGCAGCCTCACTATCACTTAAATCATCCATGGGTAGACAAATAGACATGCTTCAAGGGTTGTATGCAAAGGATAGTGTTCAGGAAGATAAAGCTAGAGCAGCGCAAGTAAGTTTGATGCAGAATATATTTTAGAGATATGATAGAAGTAACAATTAAAGCTAAGAGAGATAGTGGATTTAAGCTACACTCTAAAAGCTTCACAAAGGTATTCTCTAATGATGATAATTCCGTACAATACACTTTCAGAATAGATGATAACAACAAAGAAGAAACGGTTAGAATGCTTTCCGATTCCCTTGGGTTAGACTTCCATCCAAAGAAAGAGTGTATGGTGATATTACATGACGAGATTGCCGATTCACCAGATGACGTCAAAGATAGCTACAATAGATTGATGTCAAAATTAGAGGAATACGGATATTAATATGGAGTTCAAAAAATACACAGACGAAGAGATAACCGAGCTTTTAGATAGCGGAGAAGCAAAGGTTGAAGACAGAAGATTTTCCTCTAACGTTGACTCTGAGACTGAAATGAGACGAATCCTTAAGAGTGAAGACTTTGAAGAAAACGAAGCAGAGACAAGAGAATTTGCCAGTGTAAACTTAAATATGAAGGCGATTATTGGATACATGAGCATGGACGTTAAGAATCAGTTTAGGTTCCTCATGATGTCCGTTAGAAAGTATGTTAGAAGCCTTAAACCAGATACAGCACAGAGCGAAATTAATACAGTTGTCACATATGTTTCTTCAGAGCTAACTAGGATGATAATGCTCGCTAAGAGTCAGATGTCACAATCAGGAGGAAATTTAAACACTATTCTGGGACTTTCAAGAGCGGGTTCAGGAGAGATTACTAGAATAGGTATGCAACTTTCAAAATTAATCAATAAGGCTAATCACGGATCAAATGGAGTCCTGCCACGAAACCTCACATCTCAAATCCAACAATACTACACTTTATTAGTTAATGCGATACTTGAGAAATTAGGAATAGATAAGTTACAAAGAGGAGGAGGACAACTTATAGTAAGTGGACAGCTACAAGATAGAGTTATTCTACAGTCTTTATTAGAAGGGGACAACTTACCAGAAGAGGATAATGCTATAGTGGTAATTGATGAACCGAAGAAACCAGCAAAAGTAGTAGGAATAGATGAGACTACAGAGTTTTACATTAACGACCTCGACAGTGATGATTTAGATGTAGTAGAGGAGTTTATTGAGAATTTAGATGTAGGAGCCTATTCAATGGATTATGACAACGGGCTTCTTAAGGTATCATTCTTTGACGCTATGCCTGAGGAAAAGTTAAGCCTATTCAAAAGATTCGTAGAGGACAGTGAAAATTAAATAACAAATTAAGTAAAATATTAAAACAAACCATTATAATGAGTAAATACATGAAAAGATACTTCAGTGAGTTGAATGACGGTACGGTTATCATCCCAGCTGAAAATATCTCTGCAGATCAGTTAGAGGATATCATTGATGAGGCTGCAGATAGAGTAGAAGAAGAAACAGGTTCAAGAGAGTTTGCTTCTTTATATAGAGATAACTTCGCAATGAGACTATTCTCTGAAATCGAAGAAAAAGCTAATGAAGGAGGGGAAGTTGATATCGATGCTGCTGCTGAAGATGCACTAGAAGATACAGCTGCTCAAGTTGAAGAGGCTGAAGAAGCTGAAACTAAAGCTCAATCTTTATACTTAGCTGGAATTGAAGCAGGTAGAAGAATGTTTGCTGAAGAACTAGAAGATATTGAAGGAGATATCGAAGAGGAGCAAGAAGAAGTTAAACAACAAGCTTACTTAGCAGGAATCGAGGCTGGTAGAAGAATGTTCTCTGAGGATTTAGATGATGTTCTTGAAGGTGATGTTGATGGAGACGAAGATGAAGTAGAAGCTGTGGTTGTTCAATCTAAACTTGCTAACACTTACTGGAATGTATGGACTAGAACTTTCTCTGATGCTAAGGCTGAAGGTGCTTCTGACCAAGAGGCTGCTGCTGAGGCTACTGAAGAGGCTTCTCTAGCTACTGACATTGCTGATGAAACAAGTGAAGACGAAGAAGCTGAAACTAAAGTACAATCTTTGTTTAACGCTAACCCATACCTAGGAGCATTCGTAAGAGCGTTCTCTGAGGCTAAAGAAGAGGGAGCTAATGACGAAGAAGCTACAGTAGAGGCTGCAAAAGCTGCACTTGACGAAGCTGGAGTTCCTAACGCAGAAGTTGCTGATGAAGAAGTAGAGGCTGTTAAAGTTCAATCTTACATTAGAGCGTTCTCAGATGCAGGACTTGAGTTCACAGGAGAAGATTTAGCTGACTTAGATCCAGAATTAGGAGGTCAAGAATTGTTAGATTTCCACCAAGAGACTGAAGATAAAGCTGAGGAAATCGCTGCTAACGTAAACGAATTGTTGGATGAGAATGGTTTTAGATTAGAGCCAAAAGCTGACGTTTCAGGGATTAATGAATTGATTTAATAATAGAAAATATAGATTAGAATACAGACATGAGATTCGGAATTAATACAAATACAAATACATCTGCTAGCTACTTCTCTGAGGTTAAGAGTGATGCAGGTTTGATGAGAAAGTTAGCTAGCTCTTCATTGAGTTCTAACGACCTTACACAAAGATTGGAGGCTTACCAAAAAGCTTTCTCTAACTTAGACGCACATACAAGAACATTCTCTGGTACTACAGGTCTAAACCAATTAGGAGGACTTACAGGACAAGAGTTCGTTGATGTAACTGTTGCTGCTATGGTTAAGTCTATCGTTGGATTTATCGCAGTAGAAAGAGGTATGGAACAGCCTAGACAAATGTTGGCATTCCTTGACCTAGTAACTGTAGGGAACGATGAAACTCCAATCCCTGCTGATAAAACTGTTACTGGTACTTTAGCTGGACAAACTAGACAAGGTGATCCATCTGTAGTAGCTAGAAACATCGGTAGAGACATGGAATACGACACTGTTTCTGGTCACTGGAGATCTAATGTAAACTCTGCTCAACACGTAGCTACTTTCGATGGTTCTGCTACTGATGAGATTTCTTACATGGATGCTAAAGGTGCGTTCGTTCCAGGTAGCTTGGCAATCACTATTACTGAGTTTGATGCTGCTACTAAAGTTGTTAAAGATACATTTGTAATCACTGACAACGGACAAGGGGAATTATTGGCACCAGCTGGTAGAGTTAAAGAAGGTTCAGTAAATTATAGAAATGGAGCTATCAAAGTTAAATTGGGAGCTAACATGACTACTAACCACAAATACTCTATTGAAGTTGCATATGATACTCCAAGAAAACCAATCAACAGAGTAAAAGATCAATTAGGATACTATGAACTTAATGCTTTCCCTCAATCAATCGTGGCTGAGCATAACATGGTTTCTAATATCGTAGCTAACAGATCTATGGGAATCGACTTGAAGAAAGTTCTTAAGCAGAGAGTAATGGAAACTTACTTGAAACTTATTAACCAAACTGCAGTTGAGGCTCTTAATGGATACAGAGGAAACACTATCGCTGTAGACTTGTCAGGTCACTCTATTAAGCTTAACGGTATGGATCAGTTCATCTACTTGTTCCAACACGCGCTTACTCAAGTTGACACTGAATTAGCTACAAGATCATTTAAATCAGTTAGATCTTCTGCTTACGTTGTAGGTATTAGAGTTGCTGAGATCTTCAAAACAGCTAAAGTTACAGGTGCTTTCGTTGAAAATAAAGAATCTGCTTACGTTGAAGACTTGATCGGTTACTACAATGGAGTTCCAGTTATCCAGTCTCTTCACGTTAAGCCGTTCGAAGGATACGCTATCCACAAAACTGCTGACGGACTTATGGCTCCAATCGCTAGAGGTATCTTCTTACCAGTTAACGATTTGCCAGAGGTAGGAAACTTCAATAACCCTACTCAGTCTGCTTCAGGAATCTTCTCTTATGAGGGAGTTAAATTCTTGACTAGCGACTTAGTACAGAAATTCGAAGTTACAGTTCCAGCTGGATACAACACTATCGCTACTGCTGCTCAGAAAACACAACTACAAGGTGGTTCTGGAACTTGGCAGGAAGCTATCTACGGACAATAAGAATAAGTTTAGTAGAAATAGAAAGGGTAAGGATGAGGGTAAAACCTTATCCCTGCTCTAACTGAAAATGAATTATAATTATGAGTGCAATCAGAACTTTCGCAAATCTAGTTTTTGGTTCATCTCCTAATATGACTTCTTGGGGTGCTAGACAAGGTTCTCCTTACGCTCCAGTACAGTCAAATATCATCTCTCCAGGGTCATATAACAGCTCTGTAGGGGGAGGGGTCGATGCCAATAAAATATACTCGATAGTTGGAACGTCACTCACACGATATTTAGAAAGGATAGATGAACTTACGTCTTACTTAGAGTTTCACATTACTAAGACCTCGATTGACGTTATAAAGGACGCGTTAATGGAGCTTATTATAACTGACAACCCTAATATTATTTCACTCCCAGATGACCCAGAAGCAGAAGCTGACATCAATAGAATACTTAACGAGATGCAGCTTATAAAACATATTACATCGGACATCTCAGAGCTTATTTATTATGGGAGCTACAGTTATGCTATGGAACTCTCTGCGGATAAGAAAACATGCAAGCTAAGGTATTTAAAGAATCCAACAAAGGTAATATCAACATGGAAAGACTCTAAGCTCGATTCATACTTCACCTACGATATGGCTGGAGAGATGCACGAGTTTACTAAGGATCAAATATTTTCCATCTCTACCTACGATTATAAGCTTGAGTTTGACGAAGACATATCCACAGACAGATTAAAACAACTTAATGCAGAAATAGAAGGAGAAGAAGCAGTAACGAAATTAAATGTAGAGAGGGAGAGAGAACAGAAAATAATTACCTCTTATGATAAACGTTACTTAGCTGGGACACCTCTATTTGGATACATTACAGGAAAGATTAAGGAGTATATATTAAAAGACTACCTATTATCCATTCTATCTATCAAAGACCTTATTCAACCTATTATCTTACTTGTGGGACTTGAGAAGACAACTGCTTTAGAGGAGGGTGTAGACTTAACTCAAAAAGTAGAATCTCTCATCAACAAGAACTTAGATATGTCATTCATGGAGGCTAAAGGATTATCAGTAAAAGACCTAGCCATGTCTCTAATTGATAATATACGAGTTCTACCTGATTATGATAGTAAGCTTGCCGGAATGACTGACCTTAATTTAGACAAGATTTCCGAGAAGATAGATAGAATAAGAATGGACCAACAAACTATCAAAGAGGACTTAATTAACGCTATTGGATTACCACCAGACTTATTTGAAGGTAGGGCGTCTAGATGGGAGTCAATTAAGATGTCACAGAGGTTTGAAAGTAAAGTCAGCTACTACGTGGATATGATAAATAAAAGTGTAGTATTATTAGCTGAGAATTTGTATGATAGATTAAAGTTAAGTAAAAAGCTGGATATTGAAGGGAAAATCACATCTAACTTAATGGATACAGATTCACTAGAGTACACTAAGAAAGTCGCTAGAATGGATACCTTAGCTGAATCAGTGAATAGAATAGCAGACTTAGCAAATATAGTTTCAGGATTAGAGCAGAACCAATTAGTGGAAATCAAGGCTCTTAAGGAATATATTAAAGAGGGGGTTAAGAAGTTTAATGACCCAGCTATGGCTAAGATGATAAATCCAGATAAGAAACCAGTGATGGACGCATTCGGCAACCCGCTTCCTGACCCAGATGACCCAATGAGTGGTATGAGTGGTGGAATGGCAGACGGAGGGTACAATCAACCTTATTAATAGATTACAGGAATGAAAAGAACAAACAAATTTAGATACAATAAAGAAAACATAACATCTCGACTATTTGCTCAGAACAGAAAGAGAAGACCTAGCCACTATGACGATGAAGAAGACGATGAAGAAGAGCATAGAGGTGGCGGAATGGGTGCCGGAGCTGCTGTAGGATTGGGGGCTGCCGGTTTAGGTTTAGCGAGCCAAGGTCTATCTGCTTTAGGTACTATTCAAGGGGTTCACGAGCAAGGTAAAGGAGTTAAAGGATGGTTTGATAGAAATAAGCGAAGAAAAGAGGACTACAAGAAGTATGGTGGTGATGAGAAGCTAATGGAAAGAAAGAGAGACCAAGCTTATCGTCTATCTAAAACCGCTAAGAACTCTGCTCAGGAAGCTGCTTTAAAACATAGGGAATCTGAAATATCCGACTCACTAGAATGGGCTAGAAAGAAGAATGCCTATAAAGCTGATATGGCTAAGCAAAAGTCTTGGGTAGGTAAAGGAACTACTTGGGCTAAGCATAATCCAATGAAAGCGGGACTAGCAGCAGCAGGAGTGGCAGCGGCAGCAGGTGGAGCTTATTATATGTGGAAGAAACGACAAGAGGAGAAGAAACGTCGAGAGAGGGAAAAGAAAGAGCGTGAAAGAGGTGGATATCAAACTAGGAGGCAGAGTAAGATAACGAGTAGAATGTTCGCTTATGGTAGAGTTGGGGCAAGAGGACTCGGAGCGTCTACTAATAGAATAATGGGAGGTAGTAAGGGAAAGTCTCTATGGGGATCTTCTAGTAAAAAATCTGGAGGGATAGGTATGTACCAAAAGAATAAAATGAAGAAGAGTCCTATAATGGGAGGTAGTAGTAATAAAGGTGCCGGAAAGAGTAATCCTTGGTCTATGGGAGGATCTAACAACCACAAACCTGCTCCAGTAAGTACACCTAAACCTACGACCCATCACTCCGTATCTACCCCAAGTTCAACACCAAATAAAGGATGGAATGGAACTAAATCTCCTTCATCAAAGCCAAACTCAGGCTCAATGAATAGCAATTGGAATCATTCTTCTGCAAATAATAAACAACCAATGTCAGCGGAACAGATCCATGCTAGAAAACAAAAGGAAAAACACCAAAACACTCTAAATGATCAAAAGAAGAGAATTGCTGATTTAGAGAAGAAAACTCAGGAATTAAAGACTGCGGGTAAAGGTGTTTGGGACGACAATTATATCAATACTCAAAAAGAGATGCGAAACCTTAAGATTGAACACCACAATACTAAATTCAAGGGAGATAAGATGGGCGATTTCATGGCTAGAGGGGGCTATCTTAAGAAGTTTGATAAGAACGGAAACCTTAGATGGGGTAAAAAGAGAATGGCATTAGCTGGACTCGGAGCGTACGCGGCTTACAACATGATGAAGGATGACGATGATAAATAGACGAAGACGAAAATTAAATAACATAACAACACGACTTTTCGGACTTATCGGTAATTATCAAGCAGGACAAACAGTTTCAACTACAGGAAAAGAGGCTTTAGGAAATAAACTACCATCAACACAGGAGTTATTAAAAGATTCTAAAGTTTATGTCCTGATTAGAAAAGATATAGATGGAAACTGGAAAACACCTAGAAGACTCAGAGGGGCATCTCCAAACGAGGTAATGAACCAAAGGAGAATGCTAGAAAATAAAGGAGAAAGAGTTCAGGTAAGGGGTCCTATGGATGAGGCTAAAGCTGAGACGATATACGATAGTTACAAGAGACAATACGAAAACTCAAAGTGGAGATAGATATGAATAAGAACGACAATAAGATAGAGTCTGACAAAGAGTTCAAAGTTATGCTACACTCTAAGATGAAAGAAATACATGGAGATAAGTACAATCCAGAAATAACAGAGAGAGTAGCTAATGGACTAATTGAAAGATATAACGGGAATTATCCAGCTATGGTAAAGGCAGCGTTTAGTAATAGTGAAACGAGAACACAGTCTAAATTAACACTAAGAACTAAACTATTCGCCGATTCCCCTTCGCTAGGTAAATGGATGGCTGCTTCGATTGCTGTTGGAGTTGCTACCCCTATTCTTACTCAATTAGCACTTTACTCACTAGACTTCTATTTAAACAAGCATAAAACCCTAAAAGACCTTAAAGCGCAAAATACGGAGGAGGTTGTTAAAGATTTCCTAAGGTCAAATAGAGGGGTTAGGGCTTCAGAGGAGTCAGTTAGGAATGCATCTGAGTCAATGAAGGATTTCTTACAATACCAAGCTAATAGTAAATATGGACCTTACAAAGACAGAGATGATATTTTAGCTGAGCAGATTGCAGGTAAAACTAATTATAAAATAAACCAGAGATATGTTCGGTAAGAGTAAGAAAGAGAAAGAATTAGAGGTAGAATTATTAGCTGAAAATCCGGAACTAAGCACACAAAAGGAAGCCCTAGGTGTAAGATTAGGTAGATACGCAAAACCTTTAGCCAAGAATTTAATAATAGGCAGTATCGCGGAAAAGTTAGCCAAGGAAGCTGTTAATTTTGAAAATAAAAAACTATTAGGTGATCGAGTAAATAGAACAGATACCCAAACTTACAAAAACTTAATGAATGAGCTTGGTAAGGGAAATTATGGGGGCAGTGATAATATAATAGGTCCAAACTACCGACCTGACGTGGATAAAGTCTTCATGACCGATATTAAAGGGTTAAATAATAGTAAAGTCCTAGCTCACGAAATGGGTCACAGAAATATCGAGAATGGAGGTAATAGTTTTGGAAGATTGATGCAAAGATCTAGAAACATGCCTGTCCTTATTGGATCTAACGCCCTTGCTTTTGGAAACGCTATACATGCAGGCAATTCTCTAGCTAAGGATAAAATATTAGGTAAAAAATCTTCGTGGTTTAATAGACTTCGAGGGGGTGGAGGGTTTTTATTAGCTAATGCCCCAACTCTATATAATGAAGCTGATGCAACTATACGAGGATATAAGTTATACAAAAATGCTGGAGGTAAGGATCTTAAGGGGTATAGAAATAAAACCGCAACCGCATACTCAACTTATTTAACTGGTGCTTTAGCTGCTACTGCTGGAGGTTGGCTTACTTCAATACTAACTAAAGAAACAGAATTAGCTAAGTACAAAAATATGACTGAGGTTGAGAAGATTGCGTATTTAACTAAGCTCCTTAAGAAACAGCCGGAGTACAAAGGATTCTCCACAAAAGATTTAGCTAGAGTTGCTTACAATCGAATGAGAGAATTAGATAAAGAATTATAAATATTAACTAAACAAAAACAAATATACAGATATGTCATTATATTTCAAAACTAGACTGTTCGCTAAGAAAAAAGGAGCAGTAGGAAGATTAGTAGAAAAAGCTAAAATCAAAGGAGCTAAAGTTTCCGCTTCAGCAAACGCAAAAGGAAGAAACTTATATAAATCTCTAGAAGATAAACAAAAACACGCAGGTATCGCAGGTCTTACTGGTATTGGTGCTTTAGCTGGTGGTGGACTTGGAGCTGGTGTTGCAGGAATTTCACTTAGAGGCCTTAAAGGTAGGTTAAGAGAAGCTAATCCTCAATGGTCTGATGAGAAAGTACAAGCTGAATACGACAAAATCAAGAAGAAAAGATTAGCTATCGGTGCGGCTCTAGGGGCTGTAGCAGGTGGTGGATTAGGTTATATGAAAGGTAGAGAATACAAGAAGACCTACACACCAAATGCAATGAACTATTATAACAAGAAGTAATAACAATATGAGGTTAGTATTTAAAACCAAACTATTCTCAAGTAAGTATATACTAGAAGACTCTCAAATACTTAAAGGATCTAAAAATGCAGGATTAATTGGCGGAGGATTAGTTGGGTCTGGAGTCGGTTACTTAGGTGGAAGGCTTGTAGGTAAAATACTAACTCCATCTGAGGAAGACTTCATTTCAGAATATCTACTAAAAAATCCAGAATCCAATAGTTACGATGCATATAAAGCTTACAAAAATAGGAGGTCAATATATAGCAAGACCGGGACTATGATTGGAGCCTTAGTTGGAGGGATTAAGGGTTATAATTTGGGAAGTAAGACTGGAGATAAGATCGTAAAAACTAAGCGATATTTAGAGAAGACTATCCTATAAAAAAAAAAATAAAGAATTAACAAAATGGGATTAACATTTAAAACAAGACTATTCGCTGAAGAAAAGAAAAGCGTATGGACTAAAACTAAAGATACAGCTAAAGAGTGGGGGAATAAAGCAGCTAAGTACCCAAAACAAGCAGAGAACTGGCTATATGACAAGGCTGAAGGTAAAAGAGCGGGTTCAGGTAAGTATGCGCTAGGAGCTGCTGGAGCTTTACTTGGAGGTGGTTTAGGTGCAGGAATTGCAGGAATCACACTTAAAGGATTGAAAGGTAGACTTAGAGATGCTCACCCGGATTGGTCAGATGAAAAGATCGATGCTGAATATAACAAAATTAAGAGAAAGAGATTAGCTATCGGTGGAGCTCTAGGAGCTGTAGCTGGTGGTGTTGGTGCTGGATATAGAGGTTTCAAAAGAGGTAAAGGAGGTAATGCAACTGCTGCTCTTCCTGCACCTTCTAGTAATCCTCAAAACTTTCACCCAGGTATAAACGGATAAATAAAGTGAGGGCTTGAAATATAGCTCTCCTAATTGAAAATGAAAAAAAAAAAAAAAAACAATGGATAAAGTTGTAATAATAAAAAGCCAAGATGATGCTAGAAATTGGCTGTTAAACAAAGTGACTCCTACCGAGGGGAATAATAGAGTTGGCCAAGCAGTTGCTATGGGACTACTTGGAGCAGGGCTTGGAGCAGGAGCTAATTATGGAATCAATAGATCTGCGAAGAAAGGTATACTGATTGGAGGCGCTTTAGGAGCTTTAGGTGGATACATGATTAAGCCTAGAGTAAGTGCAGAGGATAACCGAAATATGGGAGCTGGAATCTTATCTGGAATGGGACAATATTATGTAATAGCTTCACTTCCATCTGGAGAGGTTTACCACAAAGGCTTTAGAAATTTACAAGAAGCTAAACAAGATGCTGCGGACTTCAAATCAAAAGGAATCAAAGCGTTTATAGTAGCTCCTGAGGATTTTAGTTCTAGTAGACAGTTTGGATTAATTGACTTAGGACATAAGAAAAATCTCGAAGTATTTGGCAAAGGTGCAAAAGCTTATGTTGATGAATATAAAAGTAAGGGTGGGACTGCTCCTAAAACTGATGCTGAATTAGCAAAAGTAGCTAGAAACGCTAGAGTTGCTGGAATGAAGGCAGTTAAGCAACATTATGGGAATTTTGGAGGAAACATCGGTTCTATTGGAGGAGCTGCCGTTGGATCGGGGGTTGGATATTTAGCTGGAAAAGGAGTTGCTAAATTGAAAAACAAGGACACCTATATTAAAGAATACTTATCTAAACACCCTGGAGCAAGTGAGAGAGACGCACAGGAGGCTTACGCGAAGAGAGTTAAATCCTTCCAAACTATTGGCGGACTATTAGGAAGTGCAGCAGGTATCTATGGAGGTTATAATCTTGGTAGAAACTATGGGCTAAAAGAAGGTGCTAAGATTGCAGCTAGAACTAGTAATAGAACTATGCTTACTTAGGATATGATAATAAAGTGGAGATTTGAAATATAGTCTCCCTAATTAAAAATGAATAAGATAAAATGGGAGAAGTACTACTATTATCGGAACTTAAGAGAAAAATAGACTTGAGGTCATCTCTTCTAATGCTACCTTCTGTGGATGAGTTATTGTCTATCGTAGGAACTCAGAATCCAGACGAGCAGAGGGTAGAGCTGTATTCTGTAGCTTTAGAGAAGTGGCATTATCAAGTACCTCTCATCAGATTAAATAAAATAAAAATTAATAACGACCCACATAAATTTATAAACACTTTTAACGCATATGCTAGGAATCCGAATACTATGTGCATTTCAGAGGTTGAACTTATACCGACTAGAGTATGGTCACTTAATGGTATTTTAGGTTCATCTCGTAATTGGATATATCAGGATGGTTTCTTATCAGGAGTTTCAGAGGGAGAATACCTAATGAATGCTACCTATATGAGACCTATGTATGTTAATTATTTACAACCAACTGGAGAATTAGACCCTAGGAGTTGTATTGGTTTTATAGAGGAAAGACATGTAAGTAAGTTTGTAGATGCTTGCCTTATGGAGACTTTACAGTTTATATCTCAACTAAGGAAGAACTTTGAATATCCAGATGTGCCTGTTCAAATGTTCAATGGTATAGATGAGGCTAGTTCAATGATACAGACAAGTTTAGATCAGTTTTATATGGGATTAACACACGGTAAGATTTATGTTTAAGAAATTAACTAGTTGGGAAAACTTGGAGGATAAGGAATTGGCTGACAAACTAAGGGATTACCAATATATAAAATCAAATAACGGGGACCTTGTAGATTATGATGGAAATGTATACTTAACTAAGAAGGGTGCTAAAATTCCATTCGTGGTTGTACATGAGGGAAGACATCGAGATAAGGTATTAAAAGGCGATGTACTTCACAATAAGAGACTTAGCCAATTAAATGATAAACTAAAGAAAGCAGCACCAACTTTAGCATTTTTAGAAGGACTTAATGGTGGAAGTGGAACTAAAGTAATGAAACATCGACTTCTTTTAAATACTCCAACTATTATGAGAGAGGGGGTTGTTAATGCAGAAACAAGAGATATTCTACCTAAGAAGTTCCACAAAGATACCTACATTTCAGATAATACATATGCGATAGGAACTTTAAGGGAAGCAGCAGATGATTTAGATAAGTATCAGGCAGGTAAGTTTGTCAGAGGTCTATTAATTATGAAACCAAGTAAAAAGCAATAACTAAGATGAAAATAGAAGTAAGATTGTTTCCTCTAGATACTCCTGCAGCAGATGGTTCTATTATACCTAAGCAGAGTTTTCTAGAGTATCAGAATACACCAAGATATAAAGAGAGAAAACAGAATAGAAACTTTTATGGAGGGAGTACGCATTTAAACAGAAACCAATCCAGAAAAGAATCTACAGGAGGAGTTGTTGGAGAAGGAGATGAGCTATTATACTCTGGAAACATCACTCACATTATAGATGATTACTTTATTAGAAGACACTCAGATGGGATTGAATATGTCCACGCTACTGCCGAAGTAATGGATGACCCAGAAGAGTATGAAGGAAAAAGTAAAGAGCTGATTAAAACACTTACACGACTACTTAGGAGAGGGGTTCAGCTTCCAGTATCCGTAGTTATCTCAGCAGTATGGAAAAACGATATAGCTGTTAGAATTAAGGATATTTTAGGATTTGACTTTACACTTTCACCAGGTTATAATAAGGCTAGTATAGTTGATATTTCTTATGAGTGATTTAAAAGCTATTCTAATTGGCGTAGCGGCTAGTAAGATTTTAGACAGACTCACAAGAAAAGAAGAACCAGATAGATATAGATTTCAAATAAGGTTCGATAAGAGAGGTCATAATTACGTCTACCATATGCTTTTTAGAACACGAAAGAGAGCCCACGAGGTAGCAAATGAATTATCTCAGAGGGTGGGTTATAGTAATGTAGTCGTTGAACAAATTGATTAATAAACTCATGGGAATAATTATAACGAAAAAATTTAACGCATACAGATCAGAGCACGCATATTACGGAAGAAAGACAGGAGGTAATTATGGTGCAATGATAGGAGCTGGTGCCGGGGCTGCAATAGGAAGACAACTAGGAGGTAAATCTCTTAAAGGTCAAGCTATGGGAGCATTAGCTGGCGGTTTAGTAGGTGGGATAGGTGGATTTATTGGAGGTAGAAAATTAGGAAGTAAAGCAGGTAGTCAATTAAGTAAGACAACTGAGAACAAGCGATTTGAAGTTACTTATTCTGACCCTAAAAATGGACTAGAGAGACACAGAAGATTTGACTATATACAAGATGCTCAACTCTTTCAAAGACAACATCCTGGCTCTAGAATTTCAGATCTTCACCATCAGCCTCAACAACCTAATTACACGGACGAAGAATGGTCATGATTTTAAATATAAGCGGAGTGGTTTGAGATATAGCCCTCCCAAAATGAAAATGAATATATGAACACACTAGTAGTAAACGGATTAAAGATAACCACTTCACTCTCTTATATTAAATTCATAGAGGCGGGTGTTACTCAAGTTGAAGAGGATATACCAAATTCAGTACTAGTTATTTTCTTCACTAAAGGCACTAAAAATACAGAACTACCCTTTGAAGTAATAAGCGAGGGTGAGGTAGTGGAGTCAGACTTACTATCTACCTTTAACCCTCAAAACAAAATAAATAACCTAAACATAAAGAAGCTGGTAGTTAATGAGTATATATTAAACCAGACTATATTTACCGATTTAGATAAGAGTTACGCCCTTTATAATGAAGAGAGGTGTGATTTATTTATTAGCGAGAACATTGAGTATGCAGATTACCTTTCCTTACTTAAATCAATACCATTTTTAGAGATAACGGAAGGGGAAGATGATGTAGTACTGGCTAATATAACAAACTGCTTAATGGGTAGAAGAAGACTTAACTACATATTCCCAAACCATAGAGCATTTAAGTACAAAGACACCTATACTAATTATGTCATCGATGAGCCTCTAGTTATGTACCAAGTTAAAAAGGTAGTTCTAGAGCAATTATATGACCATGGTTTCGAGTCCTTAAAGTTAGATGACCAAGATGAATTAGTAGAGGTTCCTGACGTACTAAGTTACTCTATTCAAAATGCCGATTATAACCCTATAGCTAAAAGAGTTACTCCACTACTAAAGCGACACACAGATGCAAACTTATCTATAGAGTGGAAATTAAAATCAACAACCCTCTCTAAAGCTATGGATATAAAGAACCGGTATAGAAACTTAGAGATTATTTCCAACTTGACTTCTATTAATGTATTTGACTATAACAACAATCCATTTAAGGTAGCTATAGTTTGGGAAGATATATCAGGACAATTAGGAGATAAAAGTGCGGTTACTGACGAGGAGAATAATTACTATCATCAGCTATACTTTAATTGTAGAGTCCACTTTGATATTATAATGGATAACTGCAAACCCTCTGATGTAGTAATCTCGAAAATAACCAATCTAGTAAAATTCAAGGAAGTAAACCTAAAAGAAATGAATGCTGTGGATAGTGACAATGTCTTCAGTTTAAAGTATAAGGATTATGACCAAATTGTTAAAATATTGAGTAAACAACCAGAGATAAAAGAAATTAAATAAAATATGAGTCAGATATATGAACCATTTGTAGAGTCCAGAATTCAAGCTGCGACAACTACAGATACATCAGGATACCAGAACGGGAAGATAGTAGTAGCTGCTCCCTTAGTTTCTGACCACGGCCCTTACGGCATAACAATGATAAACAACCAAAGAGAACTCCTCAGAAAATATAGACCAGATGGAGCGAATTATTTGGTTTCAGATTTAGATAGTACATTCTTCCATATATACGCTATGCTTGCTCACAGTTCAGTATTAGTAACTAGAGTAGGTAGTTCTATGGAGGAAGCTGTAACTAAAATGTATAATGCAGACCAAGGAGCGTTCAGTTATACAAAGCTTTTCGGAAATAAAATGGTAGTAGATTATAAAGGTTCTATTGCTGTTGGAGATAATGGAAAGTCTTATTTAGTAGATGGAAAAGATAGAATTCTAGATACAATAGCTGCAGTTAAAGTAGGAGCAGTATCAGTTCAAAGTTTAGATTTCCAAGAGAAGATTAGCAAATTGATCAACGGATTAGAGGATTCATCAGTTTACCTTTACGGATATAAGTATGGAGAGAATAATGAACTAACTCTTTACCTAGCTTATAAATACCATGCAAATGTAAACGAATTCATTAAAACTACACTAGGTCTTGCTAATACAGATGGACTACCTACAGCACCTAAGTTAACGATTGATGATAAATATAGATTGTTACTTAAGGCTACAGCTCCAGTAGGTTCAGCAATTACAAATACTACATCTACACCTCTTAAATTCTTAATTAACTCTATAGACCCGGCTAACAAGAGATTTATCGTAAAGGTTAATTCTCAGTTAGATTCAGGATCAGAGTTCACGATTGCAGATGTAACGAGAACCGAGATTAAACTTGCTCCAGCTCCAGTAGGGGTAAGCGCAATAAGTAACGGACTAAAACTAGAAGGAGATCCACAGACAGATGAAAAAGTCCTTATAAGTAACCCTGATAGAGTATTCGCATTTTCAGATCCAGTTAGAGCAGAGTTTGAAAAATTAGGAGGAAATGCAGCACCAGTAGATGGAGAGAGAAGCGCAAAAGTACAGAGAGCTATTCTAGATTTATTGGAGTATGATGAAGGGTATAGAATTGACTTTGTATGGGATGCTGGAGAAGGTGAAGTTGGTCTACAGTCAGTAATGAACTCAGTAGCAGCAGAACTTAAAGCACTTGCACTACACTCAGTTAAAACTACAAACCATTCAACAGTAGATGCTATAGTAAATGAGTACAAGCAATCTAATTCATTCAACTCTTATAAACTAGCTCCATACATGAAATACAACTTTGGGATTAAGACACTAGAGCTTTCTCCTTGTATTGAGTATGTTGAAGCTATTGTAAGAAATAAGTCAGCTAATTCAGAGTTCGCGCCAGTATTTGGAATCGTTAATGGTCAAGTATCTGTGGGTGAATTAGTAGCTCAATTTAAGAAGACTGATAGAGAGAAATTCTTAGCCGGACAAATTAATACCATCAAGTTCGATAAGTTTAGAGGTATATCTTCAATTAATGACTGTAGAACTGGAGAAGGTGGTCAGAGTTTGTTTAATGAAGAATGGATAGTAAGAATGGCTAATAGAATAGGTTGGGATTTAGACTTCCTTCTTGAGCAATTCTTAGGTAGATACGATGTTGAGAGTACAGCTTTTGACGTTAAGGCTACTATCGATTACTACATGAAAACTACTATTATGAACCAGACTTATGCACCTGAGAAATATGACGTTATAGTGGATAAATCTAATAATGTTTGGGGTGATGGTGAATTAATGGTAGAAGTAAATATATATGTTGGTAGAGCGCTTAGAAAGATTACGGTTGTGTCCAAGATGCTTCCATTATCGACTCTAACTTCGAACTAGTAACATTTGCTTTCATAATTGTTGTGATTTTTTATTAAGTTCGTGTCGCAGGGGGATTTTGAATAGATCTCCCTCGGCCAACCCATAAATGAATGAAAATATGAGTGAGACGATTAATAATGACTTTGTAAATAGAGCCCATGAAATGACAGGGAGATTCTTCAAGGTAATGTACAAGAGCTTTCCTTTTTATATGAAGCTTTACGGGACTCTTTGCACAGTAGAACGCTTACTTAGAAATAAGAATAATAAAGATAGAGGTAAGCTTCCTTCCAGAGACCAAATGATAAACCAAACTTACGGAAAGGTAGCTACACACGATGATTTAGATAGAGGTTCTGAATGGCAAACTTTTACAGAAACCTTTATCATAAACAAGTCACACGCTCAGAAATACTACAATAACCAGAGTGATGAGGTGATGATTTACTTTAACCAAAATATACTTGACTTAGGAGATAAGGTGAGTTTTAATAGATTCGGAAAGACTTACTCCTTTATTGTGAATGATTTTACAGCTTATGAGGACGTTATTTTTGAGTATAGATTAATTGGAATAAAGGATCACGTCTCTAGTAAGTAAATCCATTCATAACTTTCAGTGATTTTTATTAACCGGCAAAGAAATTTGGCATAACTTTTGATATATACTTAAGATAATGT